CGCGAGATTGACAATTCTGTCAGCGCGGGCCGAGGTGGCCAACTGGGCTGCCACGATTTCTGGCGTGTCACCCGTTTGCGTACGATAGACATAGCTGGCTCCGTCGACCAGAAGTCCAGCCAGTTGCCCAGCATTCGCCGTGCCGCCAAACGTCACTGCGACCCCGGCCACCGACGCTGTGAGCCCGGCCCGTATCGCAGCGCCCCGCCAATGCTGGCGGTAACGGGTGGTATTCCGCCCCGGCTCCGGCATTGGGAACACGGTGACGTTGATGCGCCCGGCAGCAAGATCGCTGTCCAAGGCCGCCGAAGTTGGCCACCCAGGGTATATAAGGCAATCCGGCCCCGGTACGCTGGATGCCGAAGTTCCGTCTGGATACAACGCACTGGCCGCAAGTGCCACCAGCGCAATCTCGACGTCCGACTGATCTGCCATCAGGTAGTCGCCTGCCTGACTGCGAGACGCCAGCCCAGGTCTGTCAGTTCAGTCATTGCGACCACACCGCCGCGTCCAAGATCATCGGACATCAGATCTGCAGTTTTTAGTATCACTTGTGGACAGGCCGGAAGCAGCACCGTCCATGTTGATGCCGCCGCGTCGCCAGGAAGTTTGGCGAGTGGGCGCACCTCCCTGGTTGCAGCCAGGACGCTTGCCGGCCAGCCAGTCATAATGGGAGTGACATTGGCGGCCGTAACGCCGCCGTAGCTGTTTACCCCTGTTGAGGTCTGAGCCGTCGGGCGGGTAAACGAGACCGTCCGGTTGGTCCGAACACATAGAGCAGCCGCCAGTTTGGGCTGAGCAGCGATGAACCAGATAGCATCGTCTTGCACCAAATAGTCGCCGGGTTGCGTATATGCTGCATCGAATATTCCACGCCACAAAGCGTTGCCATAGGCATTTGGGCGACTGAACTTTCCGTCGATACCGCAGAAGGCAGCGTGGAGCCGGAGAAAGCGATTCTCCGGCGCCAGGGGATGGTCGACACCACAAGGCCTATATGCGCTTGTCACTGCACCCGTTGATCGCGCGGCAACGTTCAGCCCCCACCGCATCAGGTCCGCCAGGCGGTCGGAATTCATGTTAGACGACCAATGCAATACCACGGTCGGCAAGCGCCGGCCCTGGAGGAATACCGAGGAACCCGCAAAGGCGGCGCCGCCAATCATCAAACAATCGACTCCTGTCGACCGGCTCCGTGCGGTTTCTGGTCCAAACCGCCGCCATGTCCGTATCAAGATTCTCACCAGACCTCGGAATGGCAACTTCCAGCCCGGTCAATGTTGCGAGATAGCGACGGATAACGCCCAATTCTGACGGAGAAAGATTATTCAGCCGAAACTCCAGTAGGCCATACACTTGGTAAAACCGCCAGGTCTCGAACCCGACCGGAGCAGCTCCGTAGGCTGAATAGCCGCAGAAGCGACGAGCGTCTGTCTTTTCGGCGTCGGTCAGGGGATTTGCACTGACGGCCATCAAAGGAAAGATCCATCGCCACGGGTGAACAATACATTGCCGGAGCCGCTCGTCAGACATGCTGCTGCATAGGAAATCAAGGAGTTAACTGCCAGCACCGCCCGGGAGCTCGGCAGTACCGGCATATCGCTCGAGGAGGCGACAACCGTTGCGTCTGCGCCGAAACGAACATAAGTCAAGTAGGCCGAGGTATTCGTGACCACGACCGTTTCGCCGCCTCCAGCGAGGGGGAGATTGGCCGACGTGGTCCCCGCGTTTAGCGACACCGTCCCGGTCGGCCGGAAAGCGCTGGTAGCTCCTATAGCCATGTCAACTCCCTCCCTCCGGCTTCACCCGATATGCTCCACCATCACAGCCCGCTTAAAGGAAGCGTTTGTCGCGGTTGGAACCGTTGACGGGTTGGTTGTGGTGTCGGACGGAGCGCAGAATCCTCCGATCCAGTACCATGACTGCGCAATGATTTGCTGCAATCGGTCCAACGGTTCGCGGGTCACCATGGCAACGCCGTCGACGACGGACACTATGGAGTCCTTCGGAGCAACATCCTCTGCAGCCATGCCCGCGAAATCTCCCTCAATAAGTGCCCCCTTCCCGCAAATGATTGGTCGCCGTACCATAAGACCGGCCAAAGTCGGGTGCGGTTGGACGAAAGCTTCCGTCGTAGGCATGAATCGCAGACCGAGGAAGTCATTCGTTATTGCCTGACGAAATACCTGGTTGGATGAGGTTGCCCCTTGAAACAGTTGCTTGAAATCGGGATCAGCGAATAGCTGACGCGAGGAAATGGGGTCCAGATAACAGTTGTAAGCGCCATCGATATCGGGCACTGCGTTAATCCGCAGTTTTGATACCGCATCAAGAAGGTTGGACATCGCCAAGGTGTCAGTAGCCAGAAGTTGCGAGGTATTACCCCGCTGAGCAGGTCGAACGATCACAGAGGCGTTTGCGGCAGTTACCGTGTTGCCGGCCGTGCCGTCAATAACCGAGACGTTGCCCGAGAATGTGAGCACACCGGAAACCCCGTTCGGCGCAGTCGACACATTCGTTGCGTCTGCAGTGGCACCCACCAGAGTATACGCGTCGGCTCCCACTGTGACCGTTAGCGTATTCGAGCTACTCACCGCTTGCTGCACGCCATTGACAAATGCGGTCTGGAAGCCGCGAATGTCGTCAACAGACACTGATGGACCCGAATTGGCGAGCGTTACGCGCACCCGGGTATTCCCGCCGAAATACGCGTTGAAAAGAGCATTTCGCGCAATTTCGTCAAGGCTTCTAGCAGCTTGCTCTCCGTTGACGTACGCGTTCTGCAAAAATTGGGAAGCAATGCCCACCCTGGCTGTTACCATGTTGAGATCAGTGGTGGCAGCGTAGTGGTTAATCGTAATAGTGTACTGCTCGACGCCCCATGTGGTGGGTGTCAAGCCGTTGTCAAAATTGGTGTTGGTCGCCGGCACAAGTGGTGTCGTAATGGTAGGTTTCAGGCCAGCGCGGGTCTTGGTTAGTGTCTCGCCAATACCAACAGCAAATGTCTCTCGGTCGGCGCACTCTCTATAACCCAGCCGCGACCGGAGCGCCTGTTCGAACTCGCGCTCCAGGAATCCCTGCTGAATGATGGGCTGGAGTGCGGGCGGGAAGTTCTGAATTCCCATAGAAATGTCGCCTCACTGTTTGAAAATCTAGCGGTATTGCTCAGTAGTTCTTTTTTAGCAAAGCGGCGCGGGCCGCGTTGTATTCAGTTGTTGTCATTTCTGTTGCATGCTTCTGATGTAAAGGTCGCGCCGAAGGTGGCGTCACCGGGCTGGAGGATGACGGCATTCCAAACAGCCACGGCTTCGCTTTCTTCAGCCGCGCTATCCGCTCTCCTGCATCAGGAACCTCTCCTTCGTCATTTAACTTGACCTCGGAAAGATCGAGCAGCTTCAATCCGTCCAAATCCACCATGCCCGCCCGAATGGCCTCTATCTTCATCTCGGCACGAATCAGTCGCATATTTGACTGAAGGTGCAACTCGTCGATCTTGCGTTCAAGCAGTTCCGCCCGAACGCGCAAGTCTTCGCCGTCCAAGGATAATTCCTCTGACGTTGTCCCAATATCACTCATCAGTATCGTCCGTAGATGAAATATTTTTAAGTTCGCCAGCGATGTCCGTGACATCAAATACATCGGCGATAGTTGTGACCGCCGCAGCCCGGCTAAGCAACCCGGCATCGACCAGCGCGACTACCGTTTGCGCGGTCTTTTGGCGATCGTCCGCTGTGAACGGATACCATTGTGGCCACCTCACAGACAAACGTGCCGCTGGGTCGAGCGCAGGAACCTCCCTACCCATAACCTGGAGCCTAAACACCTGTGCTGCTCGAAGGATCATTCGGGAAAGTGCCAGAAGAGCCATATTGCCATAACTGATCCGCAGATTGTCGGCCAGCCACAAAAGGCCCTGGTTCATCAATTCCAAAGCGCGTCCGGACTGGGCGGCCGTGAGGCGATCAGCACTTGACCGATTTCCGTGAACACTTTCTAACGCCAATTCTCGTAGCATCCGTACGTACTCGATCACCGCGCCAGAGGCCGTCCCCCCGATCTCAAGCAGCCTTGCATCACCTTTTTCACCGACGACAAGCGCATTTCCTGCTCCTTTTATTATATTGCCATCGCTGACGGCGGGCTCCTTGATTAAAAGAGTCGGATCACTGCTATATTTGAGGCCGCGGCCGGCCTGGCTTAATTGGTAGTCTATCTCGATTTGAGCTGCTATCGCTGCCTGAAAGGTGCAAGCTCCATCATTTGTATCGCCGGTGGCGGAAGATCCGGGTAGGTTTCTGACCCAGACGATAGGAACGAATCCCAACCCGTGCCGGGTGCTGCGATCCAAGTCTATACCGGCCCCCGCCTTGGCCGAGACCGCAACAGGGTTGAACCATGTCTCCGCTTCAGTATCCCAACGGCGTTCAAACCAATAGTCACTTTCCGGGTCTGCTATCTGGTAACCAGTGTCTATAAGCCTCTGACCGCTGACCTTGTACCGCTCTCTGACCATCAGTAGTGAGTCCGGCGCCCCAGGATCCCAGATCGGTGTCAGGTATCTCGTATTCAGGACTTGAAAGAATACACGCCCTCGAAGCACGCGCATCAGGATCGCAACCGAGCCGACGGAGCCACATATCGCCGCTTCGGTCATAATCTGATTAAGCGCTGCCTCTTCGAAAATGTCCGATAGCGTTTCACGAACGACGACATCTGTACAATCTACAGTTGGAAAGTGTCCTTCGCTAAACAGAAGTGCCACGCTGTCTTCCACAACAATGCGGCAGAGATCGTAACGTACACTTGGCCGTCTCTTGCGAAGAGGGATATACTCGCCACCTATACTGTATTCCTCATGAAAATTATGGGGAAGAACGTCGTACAGCGTGCCGTTAAGGACCCGGTACAGAATGTCAATCGTTCGAGCTCGTGGCGGGTAATCGGGATCTGGTGGAATCAGATTACAAATGGTATCGTACATAATTATTGCTGTCTTAAATGGGCGGCCTGCAGGGAGCGCGGGATGCGTATTATCGCGCCATATGAGATATCGGAATGGTTTGTGCTGAGCTTCCGACGTCAAGAAGAAGAACAAATGCCCGCGACAACGCGTCCACCTGATCATCTTTTCGCCCATAGGGAAAATCCTGCAGTTCCTCCACAAAGGCGTGGTTCCAACTACCCCGTAGCAAACTGAAATTGCCCATTTCAATCTGAGAGGCAACAGGGCGGGCACGGGCAGATTTTGCGCCGGTCTCCAGTGAAGATTGTACGTGGAACCCGGCGAGTTGCTTCGTAAGGTAGCTGACTTGGCTCTTGCCGGCCTGCCCCGGATCTTGTGGCAGGCCGATTGTCACGTTCGGTCCGTCCATGCGCGCAGTCGCGGCAATTCTAGCCTCGACCTCACCTGAGCTCCCGCGCATGCGGATCACGTCAACTATGGTGAAACGCCCGACTCCATGCCGCATTAACTTCAGCCCGACTGTCCAATCTGGGTCGTTCCCTCCCAAATCCTCCGTTGCGGCCAAATCCCA